TGGAACTCTGACACACACGGGCTGTAAAACTATTCTCATCAGGGGGTTTGCTTTTGCTATGGTGTATCCACTCGTCCCTACCGCAAGGAACCGCCTTATGACCAGTAACGAAGTGTCAGCATCTCTCGGTACAGTTCGTCGGGTTCCGGTGGAGTCCCTGCATCTTGTGGAGGGCAACCCGAGGCGCGGCCAGATTGAGGTCATTGCTGACTCACTCAAGGTGAACGGCCAGTACCGCCCCATCGTTGTGAATGAAGGATCGTTGACCGGACGACCGATGGAAGTGCTGGCCGGGAACCACACTCTCCGGGCTGCTGTCCTGTTGGAGTGGGATGAGTTGGATGCGTTCATTGTCGATGTGGACGATGAAGCAGCCAAGAGGATTGTCGCGGTGGATAACCGTTCCACCGACCTCGCCACCTACGACAACCAAGCGTTGCTCGACTTGTTGGAGTCCCTGCCCGACCTCGGCGGCACCGGATACACGGACACAGACATCACCGCTCTGCAAGCATCAACCGCCGACCCGATTGTGCCCGACGACTTCCCCGGTTTCGACGAGGACATTGACACCAAATACTGCTGCCCGAAGTGCAACTATGAGTGGTCGGGTAAACCGAACTGATGCCGGATGGTCAATGGGGCCCGGTCATCAACTGTGGAGTGTATCGGCGTTGTTCCTGCGGCCACTACCTCTTGAAACATGAGCCGTCCGGTCGCTGCGCTGCCACAGATGCGCTGGTCAGATGTTCATGCAAAGAGTTAGACCTCGTTGATGAGTAAACCCCCGTACCACGTTCCCACCATGGACGAGATACGGGCGGTGGACAAACCTGGACTGATCGCGGCTTCCACCTTCTCCGGGTGCGGCGGCTCATCACTCGGCTATCGCATGGCCGGGTTTGAGGTCAGGTACGCCAACGAGTTCATCGAAGCAGCTAGGGACACCTACGCAGCGAACATGGAACCGTACACCTACCTCGACGGCAGAGACATTCGTGACGTGAAAGGCACGGAGATACTTGAACATTGCGGAGGCGACGTTGACCTACTTGACGGTTCACCCCCATGTTCCGACTTCTCCACCAGCGGCAAACGCGAAGCCGGATGGGGCAAGGTCAAGGAATACTCGGACGGCTCGCAACGTGTCGATGATCTGTTCTTTGAGTTTGCTCGTCTGGTTCGTGAAGTACAGCCCAAAACCTTCGTGGCCGAAAACGTGTCCGGGCTGGTCAAGGGCACAGCCAAAGGTTACTTCAAGTGGATACTGCGAGCGTTGCGCCAATCCGGGTACAGAGTCGAAGCGAAACTCTTGAACGCCGCATGGCTCGGCGTACCCCAAGCACGCCAACGACTAATCTTCGTCGGAGTACGCGAGGATCAACCATTCAACCCAATCCACCCAACCCCACTGCCCTACCAGTACACCTGTCGTGAAGTGATCGGTAACGATGCACCGCTACTCATCATCCACGATCCACGCGGCATCTATCCAGTGCGGAACATGACCGACGTTCCTGCGATGACGTTGACGACGCAGACGGCAGCCCATGTTCAGGTGTGGGGTGAGGACAATGTTGAGGTTGACCCGGAAACCGGGGAGTCCATCGTGTTCCGCAGCTACGGCTTGTATGAAACGTGGAAACGGTTGAAGGTTGGTACAGGGGCGCAGGAGTCCAGGTTCAACCTGAAACGCACTTCACCGGACAAACCGTGTTTGACCATCTTGCAGACGGGTGGGCATCCTGGTGCCGCGTCGGTGACGCATTGGGATCAACCACGCAAGTTCACTTTGGCAGAGCTACGCAGACTGTCGGCGTTCCCTGACGACTTCGTGTTGACCGGAACGTATGAACAGAGGTACGAACGTATCGGTCGCGCTGTACCCCCGGTGATGATGTACCACGTCGCCAAAGGGATACGAGACAAACTGGTGGAGGCACGAAACAATGCCTGACGTGCGGAAAGTGTTACTAGCAGAGGTAGGACAAATCCCTGGTGATGAGGTTGCTGTTCTTCTATCTGGTGGCATTGACAGCTTGGCCTGTGGACTGGCTGCGAGACAGCTTGGAAAGAAAGTGGTTTCGTACAGTTTCACGTTAAACGGTCACGTTTCGACCGACTTCCAGGGTGCCCGGATGGTGTCTCGTGAGTTCGGGTTTGAGTTCCGTCCGGTCATCTTGCCCACTGATATGCCGTCGCTGGTGCGCGATCTGATGGACTTGGCTGACCTGGGCGCAAAGTCGAAAACAGATTATGAGTGTGGCTGGCCTGTTCTCCGGGCGATACGCCAGGTCGGTGAGCCAGCGATCATCACCGGGCATGGGGCAGACGGACACTTCTGCATATCGAAGAAGGGCATGATCCACTACAAGGACACCCGGATAGACGAGTTCCGGCAAGGCTTGTTCAGCAACCCCCGCTACGCCCAACAAGAGTTGCTGCGTGCGGAAACCTCGAGGTTGGGCAAGTCCCTGTGCTTGCCGTTCCTGTCTGATGCGATGGTGAAAGAGTTTGCTGGCACGTCCTGGTCTGATGTGAACAAGCCGAAACAGAAACAACCGATCCTTGATGCGTTCCCGAAAGAGTTCGCCCGAGTGAAAGTGCGCCCCCACGTCAACTTGCAGCTTGGTGACTCCGGTATCGCCCAACACTTCTACAAGTTGTTGGACACCGACCTCAACACAGGTGGCTTCAAGACCCCGGTGGGGGTTTACAACAGGTTGACCAATGCCTGACATTGCCGACAGCTTCAACACTGGTGGTTGGGAGTTCACCCCCGAAGTTACTGCGGTGTTCGATGACCACGTTCGGGCTTCGGTGCCCTACTACGACGACATACAGCAGATGGTTGCCGAGTTCTCGGACTGGCTGCTACCCGACAACAGTCTGTTCGTTGACCTGGGTGCATCAACGTGCACCACCTTGGAAACCATTTGTGCCCGACACCCCGGCAGAAGGTTCCGTGCCGAACTGTACGACGAGGAACCTTCCATGCTCGACAAAGCAAAAGACAAGGTGGCGGGGCTGAATGTCCTGTCAACCTTCCATGTGCAACGCCTACAGCAGCCGTTCAAGCACAAAGACGCAGACCTCACGGTCTCCCTGTTCACGTTGCAGTTCCTACGAGAACCAGACCGCTTGGCTGTACTCACCGAAGCCCGACGCTGCGCCGCACCCAACGGGGCGATCATCCTCGCAGAGAAGATACGACCGGAACACCCCTTGCTCGCTGAGATAGCAATGGACGCATCACACGACTTCAAGGCCAAGTGCGGCCTGAACGACACCGCTATCCGGTCGAAAGCTCGTGCGTTGCGCGGTGTACTGATGCCCCAACCACTGCCTACACTGATGGCAGAGCTATTCAAGGCCGGGTGGAACAACGCAGACGTGGTGTTCCGCTGGCACCAATGGGTGATTGTGATTGGGTTCGCTAGATGACAGACGACAAGGGACACAAAGCCCTACAGCTGTTCCTCGCTGGGGTGACGTATTCACAGATCGCGGAAACCATCGACGTTCCGTTAGCCCAGGTAGACGAGTTAGTGGCTGCCGAGTTCGCGGTGACACAGCAACGCCGAAAGGCGTTGATAGAAGAAGCATCTGCGGTTCACCAGGAACGCACTGAGGCGTTGTTTCGGGCGCATTGGGGGCCAGCACTCCGGGGTGACCACAAGAGCGCAGAGATATGCCGACGAATCTTGGACCGTCAGGGGGCGCAACTGTTCTACGGTGAAGCCCCAACAATGGAAGGTGATGCGGTCGATGAGATTGCGACACGGAGGGCTGCTCGCCGTGCGGGGCGTGCCGGGTAGTAATGGCTAGGAAACCGTCAGCGACTCTCGTCAAGCAAGCACCACCAAGGGTTCGCCACGCACCAAGCGTCCGGTCTAACGCCTGGGAAGATGTTGTCGATCTGTCGAAGTCGTTCGGCATGGTTCTTGACCCCTGGCAGGAGAATGTTCTGCAAGCCGCCATGGGTGAACGCACCGATGGAACGTGGGCTGCACGCCAGATCGCCGTATCCACCCCACGCCAAAACGGTAAAAGCCAACTTATCGTCGCTCGGGCGTTAGCCGGAGTCCTCCTGTTCAGTGAGCAGACCATCATCGTGTCAGCCCACCAAAAGGACACAGCCCGGGAAGTGTTCAACCGCATCCTCGACCTCGTAGATGCGTTCCCATCGCTGCAACGCCGCGTTGACCAAGTGATGAAAGCCGCCAACCGTGAGTTCATCCGGTTCTCGTCCGGGCAGACCATCCGGTTCAAGGCGCGGTCGGCTGGCGGCGGTCGCGGTTTCTCCTGCGACTGTCTCCTGCTGGACGAAGCGCAGATACTTAACGCCGCCGCATGGTCAGCGATCCTGCCCACAATGTCAGCCCGACCCAACCCCCAGGCTTGGCTGCTCGGCACCCCACCCACCGAGAACGATGACGGTGAAGTGTTTGAGCGCATGAGAACCCTCGGCATGGAAGGCACAGAACCCCGGATCGCCTACCTGGAATGGTCAGCAGACCGGGATGATCCGATTGATGACCCGGAGACTTGGGCCAAAGCCAACCCAGCGTTCGGCACACGTATCAGCCATGAAGCGGTACAGAACGAACTCGTTTCAATGTCCGATGAGCAGTTCGCCAAGGAACGTCTGGGCATTTGGGATGAGGTTGCACGCCACAAACCGCTGGTCACCATCCAACAGTGGCGCAACATGGCTGATCCTGGCCCGGAGGACGGTGAACGCCCCAACGCACTCGGCGTCGATATGAGCCACGGCAGGGACATCTCCATCGCTGCGTGCTGGATTCGCGGCGACAAAGCCCACATCGAACAAGTCTGGTCGGGCCTAGACCCGAAAATGGCTATCGACTGGCTACAGGAACGAACAAAACGCCGCATACCTATAGTTGTTGATCAAGTTTCGCCAGCGTCGTCCCTGGTACCAGAACTAAAAGGTAGGAAGTGCAGAGTGACAGTGACGACCGCACCCATGATGGGTCAAGCATGTGGAGTGTTAGAGAACAGAATCAACACCGGAACCCTCACGCACGCTTCACAACCCGAGTTGACCGACGCAATCCTCGGCGCACGCCGCCGCCCAATCCGCGATGCAGGAGGTTGGGGCTTGGACCGACGTGACCCAACTGCCGCTATCTACCCCATCGTTGCCGCTACGCTTGCCCTGTTCGGTGCGACGGAGAACCCCCGCCCGTCAGCCCCCGCCAAGAGAAGGGTTCAGGTGTTCGGATGATCATTGTTCCCGGCTTGGACGAGTACGACCAGTACAACCTGAACCAACTGCTGGAACAGTTGGAACGCAAAGCCCGCAGGAACGCACTCCGCAACCAGTATTACGAAGCGAAATACAGCCTGCGTGACCTGAACATTGCGATCCCACCCAAGTTCCGCAACTTTGATGCGGTGCTGGGCTGGCCTGCCAAAGCGGTTGACGTTCTATCGAAACGCTGCAACATCGACGGCTTCGTGGTTCCCGGCATACAGGACGCAGCGGAGAACCTGGGCATCAACGATGTGTGGCAGGACAACAGATTGACCATGGAGTCCACCATGGCCCACTCGTCAGCCATGATCCACTCCTGTTCGTTCCTCTGCACCGTCCTCGGTGACACCACTATCGGTGAACCCCCTGTCCTCATGCTGGTCAAGTCAGCCCTCGACGCAACCGGAATATGGGACGAACGGCTCCGGGCACTCCGGTCGGCACTGTCGGTCATTGACCGCGATATGGACGGCCACCCAACCTCCGTTGTCATGTACTACCCGGATCGGGCTGTCATGATGCAACGCGATTGGGCGAACTCCACGAACTGGCAGATCAACGAGATTCAGCACGACCTCGGTCGGGTTCCGGTCGAACCGCTCATCTTCAACCCGACCCCGATGCGCCCGTTCGGTTCCTCACGCATCTCAAGGGCGGTTATGTCCCTTACAGATTCAGCCCTACGAACCGTTGTCCGCGCCGAGATTAGCGCCGAGTTCTACACCGCCCCGCAGCGTTGGGCGTTGAACCTTCCCACCGAAGCGTTCGCAGACGGCGGCTGGTCGGCAATCCTTGGCCGGATTCTCGCCATTGAACCCCCCGGCCTGGATGATGACGCAGACCCATCATTCCAGCCGCAGCTAGGCCAGTTCCCGCAAATGAGTATGCAACCCCACACGGAACAGCTACGCATGTGGGCGACCATGTTCTCCGGTGAGACTGCTATCCCGGTCGGCAGCTTGGGCATCGTGCAGGACAACCCGAGCAGCGCAGAAGCTATCTACGCAGCCAAAGAGGAACTGGTCATCGAAGCCGAGAGCGCAAACCGTGTGTTCAGCTTGGGTTGGGTTCGTTCCATGCAGAACGCCCTGATGCTGCGTGACGGCCTGACGGAACTCCCTGCCGAGTGGCGCAACATGAAAGCGGTATGGCGTGACCCCTCAACACCGTCCAAGGCATCGGCGGCAGACGCTATGGCAAAGACGGTCGCTGTCCTGCCGTGGGTGGCCGAGTCTGAGGTTGTGTTGGAGAAGATGGGGTGGGATCGCACCGACATTGAACGAGCCAAAGCCGACAGACGACGATCCACGGTCGGCCAAGCGGTAACAGCGTTACGAGCAGCGAGGGTGGCTGGTGTCCAAAGTCCGGGCGTCTGAACGCCGCTGGCTGCTGAATCGCCTGAACGGTGAAGCGCAGAAAGACCTAGATGATCTGTGGCATCTTGCCGAACAGAGTGATGACTTCCGGCAGACCTTGATGGACGGCTACCCGGAAATTGTGGACCCCTACCATGAACTAGCTGCGGAAATGGCAGCCGAATGGTTCGATGAAGCCGACGAAGAATCGGACTACACCGCAGAAACCGCTGAACCGTTGGACGAAGAACAACTCACCAACTCACTTGAATGGGCCTTGAACGTCGGCACCGCCGTCACAGGACTGGCTCTCCTGTCCGGTTCCCTGCAACGCTCTGTGTGGTCAGGGGCAAGGAACACCACAATCCTCAACACCCGTAACACCAGATCAAAATGGTCTGTTGAGGCGGCACCTGACTGCTGCGACTTCTGCACAATGTTAGGTTCACGAGGCGCGGTCTACGCATCACAGGAGTCAGCCGAAGCAGCTATCGCTGGCTGGCATGACAATTGCAATTGCGTAGCCGTGGAAGAACGATAGACTCACCACTGATCGTGGTGTGAAACCGCTTGACCCGAAACGGGTTCAAGCAGACCCGAAACGGGAGAAGTATGGCCGACGAAGAAGGCACAACCGAGGCGACCGAAACGGACGCCCCGGAACAGCCCGACGTGACCAAACCGACCGAAACGGTGGAGTTCTGGAAGCAGAAGGCGCGGGAACAGGAAAAGAAGGCCAAAGAGAACGTCGCAGCCCGTATGGAACTCGACCAACTCAAGGCCGCTCAACTGACCACCGAGGAACGACTAACCGCAGAACTTCAATCGGCTTGCACGGAACGTGACCAAGCCCTGACAGACCTTCTGCGGTGGAAGGTAGCGACCCGATTCGGCATCGCCGACGAGGACGTTGACCTGTTCCTCACCGGAACGGACGAGGAAACCCTGATCAAGCAAGCCGAGCGATTAGCAGAGCGAACGCCCTCCACTAACGGTGGGCTGTATGTGCCGCAAGAAGGCCGCAACCCGAGTGGGCCTGCGTTGAACAGTGATGACCTGGAAGGCGCACTGAAACGCAAACTCGGTATCCGCTAACCAGAACACACTGAAAGGCTGCCACCAATGGCACAAGCAACAGCAACGAATACGGCTGACTTCTCGGGCTTCCTGCGCCCGGAGATTGCTCAGGCGTACTTCGCCCAGACCCGTAAGCTCTCGACCGTGCAGCAGCTTGCACGCGAGATTCCGCTGGGTATCAACGGCCAGGAGATTCCGGTCTCCACCACCAAGGCGACCGCCGCCTGGGTTTCGGAAGGCGCGCAGAAGCCTGCCACCAACTCCGGCCTCGCCCTCAAGTCGATCAAGCCGCACAAGATCGCCGCTATCAGCGTCGTGTCTGCCGAGGTCGTCCGCGCCAATCCGGGCAACTACATGCAGATTCTCCGCGATGACATTGCCGAGGCGTTCGCTATCGCCTTCGACAACGCGGTCCTGCACGGAACCAACAGCCCGTTCGGTGCCGGGAACAACGTCGATGCCACCACCAACAGTGTCGCTATCGGCACCGCCACCCAGGAGAAGGGCGGGGTGTTCGGTGACATTGTGGAGGGTCTGGTTTCCCTCGTCGCCACTGGCAAGAAGCTGACCGGGTTCGCGTTCGACCGGATCGCGGAGCCGCTTCTGCTGGGTGCCACCGACAAGAATGGCCGACCGCTGTTCGTGGAGACTCCGCTCGCGGAAACCACTGCTGCTGTCACTCCGGGTCGTCTGATCGGTCGTCCGGCGTTCCTCGGTGACAACGTGTTCTCCGGCAGCGTCATCGGCTACGGCGGCGACTGGTCGCAGATCGTGTGGGGTGCCGTTGGTGGTATCTCGTACAAGGTGTCCACCGAGTCTGCCGTCACCATCGGCGGCGAACTGGTGTCGCTGTTCGAGAACAACCTGGTGGCGATCCTCGCGGAAGCCGAGTACGGCTGCCTGGTCAACGATCCGGCTGCGTTCGTCAAGTACACGTCTACGCCCCCGGCGCAGACTGGTGCCGACGCTGGCGACAAGGCCACTTCTGCTCGCGTGACGGTCAAGTAACGCCACATGACCGCGTTGGCCACAGCAAGCGATGTTGAGGTCGCTTTGGCTGCGTCGGGTAGAGCCCCGACCACCAAGGACGCCGCAACTATCGACTACTTGCTGGAAACCGCATCTGATCTGGTAGCCGCCTATCTTGGTGGCCGACCCGATCCGGTTCCGGTTGAGGTCGTGCGCGTGGTTGCCGATGTGGTGGTGGCGGTGCTGACAAAGCCCGCCACCACTACAGCGGACTACCAAGCTGGCGGTTACTACCAACAGCGTGAGGTCACTGCGACCACAATCAACACGGAGGCACCCGTCACCACGACGGGTCCGTGGTTGTCGAAGTCGCAGAAGGCACGCCTACGTCAGTTCCGCATGGTGTACTCCGGGCGTTTGGCGTACCAGATTGACCTCTCCGGTGACGACTACTACCTGGAACCGCTTGATCCCCAAGAGGTTTCGCTGACAACGCTTACGGGCCGCGTCATCAACGGTAGAACGTAATGGCTAGGGGCAGGTCGGGGTACAAACTTGACCGGGATGCTCTGTCCGCTGTCTTGACGAACGACGTTGTTCAAGGCGAGATTGAAGCCGCCACGAAACGTATCCACGATGCAGCCAACGACACGTTGCGTGAGGGCTGGGGCTACAACTACGACGTTCATGTGGTGCGTAAACGGCGCAAGCGTGGCTATGTCATTGGCCGCATTTGGACGTTCACCCAGCACGCCAAGAACAGCAACGCCAAGTACGACACGTTAGTTAGGTTGGTCGGGTGAGGCTGGAAACGAAAGAGTGGATCACACCCAAGCCAGCACTGTTGGGTGCCGTCACGATCCTGCACAATGCGTTCGCGTCGGTCACTCCACCCGTCCCGGTGTCCACGAAACTCCCGGCTCACGTCAGACCGGAGTGGTTCATCAAGGTATCGCGTATCGGTGGAGGCCAGAACGATCCGGCCACCGACGTTGCACGGTTCCTCGTTGATTGTTATGGCCGGGACTCTGCAACGTGTGAGGCGATGTGTAATACCTCCCGCGCTGCCTTGCATAACGCGGTGTCAACGTGGGTGATCCCAGCCGCCAGGGACGGGTCACCCGACGAAGCTAACCGCATGTTCATCCGGTGGTGCGGCAACGAGTCCGGGCCTTACGATCTAGCTCACCCCGACATTCTTGACTACGAAAGGTGGCAGTTCAGCATTGATCTGTGGATTGCCGCTAATGTGAAACCGTTCGCGCCGTCTACATAACAACTGAACACCACAACTGAATACCAACCCAATCCAGGCCGTCCCGCAATGCCTTGGAAGGGGCACACATCATGGCTGACGCAACAAACATCATTGCGGCCACTATCAGTTCGGACGGCGCAAGTATCTACTGTGCCCCGACTGGTACCGCTGCACCCAACGCACCGACCGTGGAGCCGGATGCCGCGTGGATCGAACTCGGCTGGGTCAGCGAGGACGGTGTCACCAACGGCATCCAGCGCGACACCACCAAGCACTACGCCTGGGGTGGTTCCGTGGTCAAGACCACGCAGGACAAGTACACCGAAACCTTCAAGTTCGCGCTGTTGGAGTCCAGCCGTGAGGTTCTGGAACTCGTTTTCGGCAAGGACAACGTGACCGGGACGGGCGACAACATCCTGGTGGATCACACCGAGAAGATGCTGGATCGCCAGTCATTCCTCATCGACTTCGTGGACGGTGACCGCATCGGTCGCCACTACATCAAGGACGGCATGGTCACCGAGGTCGGCGATCTGGTCTACACCCACAAGGGTCTGCTGCAGTATGAGCTGACCGTGGACGTTTACAAGCCTGCCGATGGTACGGCTGCGGTGGAAACCTCCTTCGCTAAGGCTCCTGCTTCTGGCGGCACCGCCCAGCAGGGAGCCACTGGTGGTGGGGCTGACGCCGGATACCAGGCACCGACCACCGCCAACGTCCAGGTCAAGGCCAAAGGCGCATAAGAGTCCTCCCTGGTAGGTGGTTGTACCTGGGACGGCCTGCCACCTACCAGGGAGCCTCACGCTCTCGGCTGTCCCACCCAACAAAGATGAAAGGCCGTCCAGCCCATGAAGATTCAAGTACCTAGCACTGACGACCCCCGCATGTTGATCGAAATGGAGGTGGAGGGCATCACTATCTCCGTGCCGCGTTTCGACTTCATCAGCGAGGACGAGATCGACGCAATACAGGAACAGATCGACGCTATCGACGCTGATCTGCCAGCCCATCGGCAGCAACGCGAGATGATCGTCATCCACCTGAACCACTTTTGCGACGAGGAACAGCAAGCTGTTGTTGCTGGTCTAGCCCTCGGTCAGTTGCGGTTCATGATGGACACTTGGACTGAACAGTCGAGCATCAGCCTGGGAAAATATTTGGCATCCGAGCCGTCCTCGACGGAGACCACGGTGAAGCGATCCTCGCGGACCTCCTCAAACAAGGGTGGCGGCGGCTAGACATTGGTCGCGGCTTGTCATGGCAGGAGGTTCGCATCATCATCGAACATCTACCTCCTACTGGCGAGTCGGCCTACTTCCGGTCGCGGTACCCGAGGTCGTGGTGGTGGACACCAGATGTGGACTTCCAGGCTTCGCTGCTCCTTGCTATTCAGGCCGGGAACTGGCAGCGGAGCGGCGGTAAGGGTGACAAACCGAAACGCATCAACCGACCCAAAGAGGTCAAGCAGAACATGACTGCTGCTGATGTTGAACAACGCAAGAAACGATTGAAGGCGGCACGCTATGGCAACTGAGGTCGGTACCGCTTACGTCAGTGTTCTCGCCAAAACCACTGAGGCTGAGAAGGGTATTAAGGCTTCGCTTGATAAGTCGGTGAAAGAGGCCGACAAAGCTGGCAAGACCATGGGCGACAAGCTTTCGGCTGGCTTGACGAAGAACATGGACAAGACGGGGGCCAAGACTGGCACCGCCTTCAACAAGGGGTTTGCCCCGAAGGTCACGTCATCGGGCAAGAACGCCATGCAAGGTCTGTCGCAAGCCATGATGGGTGGCGCGGAAGGCCTTGGAGGAAACCTTGGTGGCGGCATCATGGGTTCCCTCGTTGGAGCCTTGAACAAGGGCGCGTCTAACGCGATTGGTGCGCTGGACGATATTGGTGCCAAGGGTGGCTCGGCCATGCAAAGCAAGGTCATGGCGGCTGCTTCTGTCGCTGCTGGCGGGGTTGCGTTGATCACTGCTGCCGCTGTTGTTGCAGGTAAGGCGTTGTATGACATTGGCGACCAGTGGGATGCCGTATCGGACGGGATTCTGTTCAAGACCGGGAAGGTTGGTGCGGAACTCGACAAGATAGTTGCCAGCGTGAAGAAGGTTGGCGGTGACTCGTTCGCCCCGATAGCCGACATTAGCTCTGTCGCTACGGGTTTAGTGAAGGGGTTGAAGCTATCCGGCGCAGAGCTTGAACTGATGACGAACAAGATCGCCAACTACAACAGCATGGCTCAGGAGAACGGTGTGGACCCGATCAACCTGACAGAGTTTATGAAGGCCATGAAGCGGTTCAAGATGGACGGCGACGTGGATGCCATGAGCGAGATGTTGGACGCTCTGTTCGTCACGTCGCAGGACACGAACATTCCGTTGAACACGTTGATCACCACCATGAAGAATGTTGGCACCCAGGCTCAAGGTTTCAAGATTCCTGCGGAGAAGGTCGTGCAGATACTTGCCGCCTTCGATGACGCTGGTATGGATGCCGCTACAGCAATGGTCGGGTTCAAGTTCGCCATGAAGAACCTCGCCGGGGAGTTGGACCCCGCTGGGGCGTTACGCCAACAAGTGCAGACCATCCAAGACCTCGCTAACTCCACCGATGAAGTGGCGCAAGCCAAAGCACGCGAGATGACGCAAACCCTGTTCGGCAAGAAGGCATGGGAAACCTACTTCGAGTTGATCAAGGACGGCAAGATCGACATTGACAACCTCAACACCACCACCAGGGATAGCAAGGACGCAATCAACGAAGCCAGGGATGCGACCGCCGACTTCTCGCAGCAGTGGCAGCGGTTCAAGAACTTCCTGTCCACCGAACTTGAACCCATTGCGACCAGGGTGTTCACAAGCATCAATGACTTCCTCGACACGTTCGTCACGAAGCTGCGTGGAGCGATTGACGATCTCAAGGCAGACGGTGGACTGTTCGGGCCGAACTCTGCCTTTGGCCGCTTGTACCGTGGGATCACTGGTGGCGGTTGGGAAGATGCCCCTCCGGGTGGTTGGGGTGGCAACCTTGGTGAGAACGGCGGCGCAAACCGTAGCGCATACGGGTTGCAGTCGGGTGCCGCCGACTTGCAGGAGCGGATTGCCCAAGCGTTCCCAGCGGTCAAGGACATTGGCGGGTTCCGGGCTAATGACAAGTACCCGGATCACCCGTCCGGTAAAGCCATTGACGTGATGATCCCACCGGAGTTGGTGGGCACACCGATGGGCAAGTTCCTCGGTGACTCCATCAACAAGTACGCCTTGCAGAACGGTGCCGCTTATACGATGTGGGGTCAAACCCAGTACATGAGTGACGGCACGGTCAAGGGTATGGAAGATCGTGGTTCACCCACCCAAAACCACATGGATCATGTGCATATCCTCACCAGGGATACGGGTGGTGTTCTCCCTCCGGGCATTTCGGTCATTCGGAACGGCACTGGCCGGGATGAGTTGATCCTGAACCCGGAACAGCAGAAGTTCCTTGCCGAGCAGGGGATAGATGTGAACGCCCTGCTGAATGGTTCACAGCCGCCGTTGGAGGATGAGCCAGGATGGAACTGGCGCACCCAAGGAAACAAAACCGCAGGCCCAGGGGTTGCTGGGCAGCCGTTGGAGGATGAACCCGGTTGGGATTCAGCCACTATGGGCAACAGGAGCGGTGCCGTTCATGGCGCATCTAACGGTGCCCTTCCCGGCCCGACCGCATCTAACCGGACGGAAGGGTTCATCCCTGTCGCTGCCAGCAGTGGAGGGGTGGCAGGGACGGGCATGTTCGCCAAGTTCCTGAACATGGGTGGTGAGGCTGCGTCGGGTGCCATTGACCTCGCTGCTCAGGGCGCGTCGATGGGCGCGACTGCTATGGCTCCTGGCTCTGCTATGGGTATTCAGATGGGTGCTGCTGTCGCCAAACGCGGCGTGCAGTATGGGTTCCAGATGGCCGGGATCGTCGGTGACGCACTGATCGAACAGCTGTTCCCATTCGGTGCCCCCCGGTGGCTTGGATACGACTACACGGACTTCGCCCCCGGTAGCGGCGGTCAACCGTTGGGTATCACCACTGGTGAGCAAGCCACCAACGAAGTGTTAGGCCTAGATGGGGCGCAGCAACCCGACCCCGGACTAGCCTCCACCGACGCTATTGATGTGAACAGTCTGCAACCCCAAGCCACCCCACCCCTCGTCAACATTGGGTCCATCAACGGGGTCAACCCGGATGACGTGGGCAAGATCATCACAGACCGCCAGAGGCTCGCCCAGATGCAATATGGTGGAAGGCCATGACCACCATCAAGAGCATCAAGATACGGAAGGCCAACAAGAACTTCCATGTGTACGGCGAGAACGCCGGAAAGGA